TATCTATATTTATTATTTTAGTAATTGTTTTTTTTTGAATTGGATTAATTACTCCCTCTGGGTATTGGGTTTTAGTTGTATTAATGACAGATGAATAGTTTGGAATTATTGTAGTACGTGGAGTAATTGAATCTATATTTGTTGCATTTGCATTAAGATTTGGTGTAAAAGATGACGACGCACCAGTTGATTGTTTAATCGGTGGAGAGGAATTTGCAGAAACTACTGGTTGATTTGTTTTTATACTACGTTCTATTTTGGAAGCAGCTTGTTTGAAAAAATGTATAATATTATTATATGATGATGATGCCGATGATTCTGATGATGCCGATAATATGGAAAGCGAACTATTCAAATGGGTTTTTAATTGACTAACAGTTAATAATTCAATCGGAACAGATATTTTTAATATTTGTAATAATTCTTGTTCTGTGTAATCATTAATATTTATATTATAATTACTGCTCATTACTACGTATAATATATAAATATTTTTATATTATAAATATTTTATATATATAATATAAAAAATATTTATATAATGTCATTATTTGGAAATAATAGTTCTAATTTCGGCGGAAAAAGAAGTAATGTGTTTCGTGATAGCGGAAAAATAGTATATATAACAAAAATTGTTACGCAGACAGTGATAGCAAATAGTAGTAGTAGTGTGATATATGATAAAATGTATAATGATGTTGGTCCAACTATTATAAATATTTTTGATGCATTCGTTACTGGAAGCGAAGATTTAAAATTATTAATAGATTATGATAATTATAATCTTTTAGCTGATAAATTATATTCTCATTTAAATCGCACTAATGAGAATTTCGAAAACTTTAGAAATCTCATTGTTGCCGCAGTCGAAGGAGTAAAGCATTGTGACAATAGAATTAAGGAACAAGAACACGCTTATATGACATTACTATATGCATATAATTCTGTAGTAGAAAATTCAGGTCCAGATGCTTTACTATTAGAAGCAGAAGCATCAATGGCTGTCACTGCACAAATCAAGGATGAAATTGTAGAATATATTCGTCGTGGTTATCAAATTGTAGATGAAGAAGGAAATTTAATTCCAATTGACATAGATATTTTAGCACAAATACGTGAAGATTTAAATTTAAATTAACAAAGATGCTATTTTTTTTGTATTTTTTTTTGTATATATATATAATATAAATATGTCATTGGATCTTTACTTAGATGAACTTGACACAAGTCTTGCTCTTGGTACAGCTGGAACATTCATTGGTAAAAATTTTGCCACAATTGGTTCAACCGACGAAACTCTTTATTTTCAAACCCCTGTTGCTAATTGGCGTTCCATATTCTTTTTTAAAACTGACGGGTCGACTGATATTACAGGCGAAGATGTTGCTTTAGCAACAGCACAAGGATTAAACTTGATTGGAACTTCTGATGCCAGTTCCAATTCCTCTATTACAACTGGTTTATATACACCACACGCTACTTTAAAGGCGAGTGGTGATAATTTCGCCGATTATGTTATTAGAGATTCATCTACAGCGAATGGTGATATAACTGACCCTGCTTGCAACGTTGATTTTCAATCAGAATTATCAAGAGCCATATTTGGCACACCATTAGGCATTGATATGTTGACAAATGAAGCCGAATTAGCTACTGATTATGGAAATACTATTGATACTATGGCTGGCACCATTTGCCAGACATTCGCAACTGCGGGTGCTTCAACAATGCTCGGTAATATAAATGATATGTCTGACTCTAAATTAAGAATATGTAAAAAAATATATCAACAAATGAGATTTTCAACAATTTCACGATTTACGCTAAAATATAATGCAGCGCTTACATCAGCTACATTCACTGACGGAATTAGTTTAGCCGTTTCAAGAACACCTTCTGGAAGCTCTACTGCTGTATCAACAACAGCTACAGTAGATGTAGCTATGACGGGAACTGTTATTGATAATATTATGGTAAGAGACACATCTAATTGTTTTCTTGATGATGATAAAATTACTATTTCCCAAATTGGTATTGCTGACCGTCTTCGCATAGCATCAAGCAGTACAACTGTTGGTGCTGCTATTGCTGACGATGCTGGTGGCAATGCTTACACCCCAGGAGGAGGGTTCATGTGGAATACCAGTGGTACAGCATTTCAAATTAATTTGTTAAGAAATACTGGTGTAACAGCTTATGCTAGCGCTTCCCCACCAGCAGGTTCCGTTGAATATTGGAATGGTGACCGTGCTTCTGCAGATACCCCTACTCAAATGCCTAATGGTAATTGGATAGACCCCGAGCAGTATGCACTTCTAATCAATATGGACGGTAGTATGAATGTTTACACAAATGGTGGAGCAACTGTTCAGGAAGAATTTACCCAATGGACAATTACTGGTTGGGGACAAACTGTATTAAGAGGAACAGTAAGTCAGGCAACTGTAGATGGTTTAACAGAGACCACATTACACGTTAAAGACCGCGAATATAGAGTATTTTCATCAGAACTTAATGTTAACCCCCAAGAAAGTTTTACAGGACAAATGTATACAGAAGTTTCAGCATACAAATTTACCGGTACTTTGGGCGAAGGCACTGCATTGACAGTAGTGATTGATACATCTCCAACTGGTCCTATTGCTGTCCAATTAGGCACTGCCAATGAAACTATGGATATCGCACAAATTAATTCGGTTCAACAATCTATATTAAATGGCACTCTCGCTACTGATACAGAATTACCTATAGAAAAGGATGATGTATTTAACCTCGTTATGAGAGTATCTAATAATTCTTCTCAATCAAATGTAGCTGGCAAAGTTTTAGATACTATAGGTGACACAGTAACCAGAGCGGCAAAGTTGAAGATTAAACTGAGCGTATAAGTATAATAAAAATAAAATCATAAATAATAAATAAATTTAGTTTATTATTTATTCAACTGTACAATTTATACTATATGATGACACAACCTAATCATTCGCAACATATATGAAATAATTAAAATTCTGATTCACCAACACTATTCATTCCTCTTGTTCCAATATGGTTCATTTGTTCAAATGATAAACAAGCGCAACCTGTGCTATTACTATGGGTACTAGGGCAACATTCGGGAGAGAATGTTGTTTTTTCAAATAAATCCATCTTTCCTTCAGGCAAAGGTATTACTAAACCAGGTTGGTTTTCTTTTAAATGTTTAGCACACCCATTCTTATTTGGAGTATCTAAATTATATCCACTTAATACTTCTCCATTTAAATCAAATGTAACATTATCTTTTCCACACCCAGACCCTGACCCTGAACCATTAATTCTATCACTAACTACATTTTTTAAATCATTCAAAATTTCAAAACCTTCGGTTGAGGTAATCTTAATGCAAGAGCAAAATAAATGTGCTCCTATAATATAACCTAATGCTATACATAAAATAGCTATTTCTAATCTAAAAGATATACCAAATAACTTTAATTCCATCTTTATAATATATATAAAAGAATAGATTAAAATACTTTTTAATCTTAAATTAATTGCAATATTCCAATGTAACATTTTCAATATATTCATTATTATCTAATAATTCAGGAATATTACCATTATCCTCCCAATCACTAAATACATAATCTCCTATAGTTATATTATGATCATCTGTTATTAAACAACATAATTCTGACATATTGTATGGTAGTAAAATACTATGTTTATGATTTTTTACATACACAAATTCATTTTTTTCCTTTAATAAATGACTTTCCGATACAATTATATCAGTTTCGTCGTCACACCCATTTGGAATACAATACATATTTGAAATATACGAACCATCTTTTTTTAAATTGTATAATGACATTGTTCCATAGACAATGCTACCATTCTTTAATTCATCTCCTAATTTTATATTTTTCATTTGTGTTATTCTTCCATTCTTTAACTTTATATGAGTTTGAGGAGAAAAACACAACCCATCTACAACAACGTTGTCTTTATTCTTTAACCTTTCTATTATATCTTCTTTCTTGTCGAATATTTGTGAATTCATATTTAATAAAATAGACTTCGACTGGTTCATTATATCATTCAAATTTATATTTTTAATATTTAATATTTTTGATATTATTGTTATTAAAATATGGATTGGGTAATATAACGTATCTATTATTTTTACCATTAATGTTTTTGTACATTTCCTATAAGTATATTCCACATTCTTTTCATATAAACTTGCTAATGGTATTACATAAGGATTACATTTATATTTATCCCAATTTTTTTTGATATCGTTTGATAAAAATAAATGTAAATAAATAAAATATGTAAATGATATTATTAATAATATTAGAAATAGTATCTTTAATGTGTTCATTATTGTTTTTAACATTGTTATTGCTATAATTTATTATACTATAATAATTATTTATTATAACTTTATTTTTATAATTTAAATATAATTTAAATATAATATATATATTATATTCAATGAACCCTTCCGAAAAAATACAACTACAAAATATGATTTCTGAAAATAATGTTGTTGACCAAACCGATAATATTCGCAAATTAAAACATAGTCAGGACATTAAACGTGATATTATTAGAATGCGAATTTATAACGATAAATTTAAAGAAATGAAACGCAATCAACCTTTTTTATTTGATGCAAATTTAAAAAACGAATGCTCATTTCTATATAACAACTACACAGAAATTTTTAATAAACTTAAAAACGATGAAATAGACGTTTCTTTATTATTAGAATTTGTTAATGTGCTTGCAAAAATTGAAGATAAACAAGTTGACCAACACACAGCTTCCTATGAAATTGGTAAATTACTAAAAACTATCTATATTGATAGTGCTCTTAAAAAAAATGGACAAATTGATGAAAATAATATTGAACAACCAGATAATGTCCCTGTTAAAACACCTATAAATATTACTTGGAAACAATACAAGAAAATTGTATAAATATCTATTCATATTTGTAATTACTATTCTAATCCGTAATTACAAATATTTTATTATTCATCTATCATTGCGGTTTCTTTATCTATCAATACTTCTGTTGCAATGTTTTTCAATATTTTTTTGGTATTTTTTTCATTGAATTTTGGATCTCCATCACCAAATCTTATTGTTACCACATTCATCCATTCTGTATGATAAGGACTATCGCTCTTCCAGCAATCTGGATGGTCGTCTATCCAGACAGGCAGAAATTTGTTCGCCTTTCCCTTTGCTTTGTCTATTGCTCTTGATAATATAGATTTCTTACTGTCATCTTTTACCCATTCGTCATCTTCTTTTATATAAAATGTTTCACGTCTTATATCACTGCAATGGAATGGCAATTGTCTTACATCTAAATCACGCAATTCATTTGTGAATATATCCGTTAATCCACTTACGATCCCTTCCGTTCTCGTAGTCTCAAAATCAGCATCCGTGATTTTTAGATTATCTATAAAATCTGTTAATGTCATCGCATCCTTACATTTCTCATTCAAATATATATTCATATTGAATTTATTATTATTCGTGGTATTATTCGTGGTATTATTCATTGTATTATTACTATTCGTCATTGTATTCCCGATTTTTGGAATTATTTCTTTCACTACCAACTCTTGAAAATCATTTGATTGTTGTTGCTGTGTTGCCAATGTTGTCAGTTGTGTTACTAACGGCACTACTAAATTTTGTAAATCATTTTGATTTTTTACTAATTGCATAACCAATTCTGTATCTGCGCCTCCATTATTTTGTGCAATTACATTTTCTTCATCCGTAACTTTTTCAACAAATGTGCACACTTTTTTGTGTTTGTAATAACCACTATCATGTTTATATGATTTACCGCATATACAAGGGTATTTATTTTGGCATTTTTCTACTATCATTTTACTATCATTTACTATCATTTTATGTTTACGTGTGGATAAGTGCTTGTCATAGTTGCTTTGTCTAGAGCAACCAAAGTCACAATATTCACAATGAAATTTTTCGGCATTTTTCGGCATTTTTTTACTATCCATTTTCCTTAATATAAGGCTGCATTTTAAATGCGAAAAATTAAACGAATTAAAAAATGGTTGGTGCTAAATGACTTTTTTTCTAAAAATAATCACACCAATTACATCTAACCTGTTTTTTTTCAAAAATTGGATAAAAAATATTGTGCAAAAACAGTTTTGCACAAGAATTTTTGTGCATTTTTTTCATCCAAAATCGGAAAAATCACAAAAATATGGTTGGTGCTAAATGAAATTATTAGAAATAATAACCACACTAATTACATCTAACCTGTTTTTTTGAAAAAATTGGAGAGAGATAAGACCTCCGAAAAATAAAAATGCACAAGAAAAAGCTGTGCATTTTTTTTTTGGCCCCCTTTATCT